CTGAGAATGACGACTACGAGAGCCGCCATCCAAAGCAATATGATGTCCAGGTGGAAGCTGGTTCCACCTCGCGACTGTGATGCTGTCGATCGTAAATCAGCTAGGCTGACCTGTACCGAAAGCGGTCGCGATGAGATTGAGAAAGCTTCATTAGTCTCTCTCACCGCCGGTGCTCTGCGTGAAATATCCGCAGAGTCGCTGTTGTCCTCCCCCAAGGATGACAGGGTTCTCAAGATGCTCGAGTCCCTGATCAGGGTGTTCTTCGAAGCTCGTGGAGCTAAGAGGTTTGCCTTGAGGGATTGGGGGCGAATGGTGAGGAGTTTTGGCCACATGGTCCGTTCCATGATCAAAATCAGAGATTTCGGGTTAACTATCGAGTTTCCCGATTTGGAACAGGACTTTGTGAAATACCACTGCGCCAAAATGGCCTGCTGTGGGTTTCAGCATGTGGGAGACTTGCCGCCCATGCCTAAGAAATTGTTGGGCTCAGCGCATGAAACTCTCGCACTCTTCTCCGGTTGGACGTTGCACTTCGCGATGCGTGCAGCTGCGCGCCAGGATGTGGGCTTCTTTCAAGGCCTTTTGATGGCCAAGAGAGTGTGGCCCCTTCTTGGAGAGACGCGCCGCCGCTTTGCGTTGTGGGAACACGCAGAATTGATCTGCGGGACCGAGGGAAAGGAATTGGATGAAGCCATGGCCGCTTCGCTCGAGAGAGCGAGCAGTCGTGTCTTCGCTAGACTTCCTAACCCAGCAAAGTTCATGCCGACCGGGAGAGCTTGCCTACAGTTTAGCATGAAAGCAGGAGGATCGCTCTCATGCGCCGCCGCGTTAAACCTGCAACATCTCGATCAGTTCTTCGACGGTTTCCACAGCCGTAAGCTCCAGAAACTTCAGGAGCGAATCGGTAATTGGCGACAGGAGGAGTACCGAAAAGTGGTCTCGACTACCCATCGGGAAATCCGCGATCCGAAGAAGAACGCCCGCCTTCAGCGGGTTCTCGTGCAGGCGATTCCTGAACCGGCAAAGTTCAGAATCATCACGGCCGGAAATGGCTATTTGATGACGGCGATTCAGCCGGCACAGGGCCAGCTTCTCACGTGTTGGAAGCAACAACGGGAGTGCACCATGGAGATGTCCGATGACGATCTACACTCCCGAGTGTCTCAGATGAAGAGAGCTCTTCCTTTCGAGACGTTCCGCTGGCTGTCCATTGACTACAAGTCCTCCACCGACTTCCTCTCGCCCGCCTCCACCAAGGCTGCGTTCTCTGCCGCGAACGGCCGAGTTCACAACTCTGATTTGGCGTGGCTGTCCCTTATGGGCGCTGAGCTGTGGTATCCTGAGAAGGAGTTTTCTCCTCTTTGGGACGCCCGTCAGACGCGCTTTGCTGGGAAACCAGAGAAGTTCGATGAGAGGTTCTCGGAAAGCTTCTTCAAGCTAACCGGGTACAAGAAGGAGGACGCCACGGAACCCTGGAACGTGACCGACCAGTTCCCCAGATATACCCCACCAACGCGGAAAACCGTCTTCACAGGCGGCTTCCGGCAAACGTCGGGGCAACTCATGGGGCACCCACTCTCCTTTCCCTTGCTCTGCGTCATAAATACCGCTGTCTACGAATCTGCTGTGGACGAGTTCTCTAGCAGCTTTTCGTGGCATGACATTTCCAGTGATCCACTTACCGTGGCTATCTGGTATGACGCCGTTGTCTTGGGGAATGACCCTTCCAAGGACTGCCGCCCTGCGGCCACTAGGTCCAAGTCTTTGAGGGCCCTTGAGAAGTTGGTGTTGGCCGGCCGATGTGACAAACGGCTCGCTCAAGCCGTTAAGGTTCGGATGCTTCAGCATCACCTGGTGAATGGGGACGACGCGTTGTTTCGTGGGAATTCGCGCTTTGAAGATCTCTTCTGGCGGCACGCTTCACGTGTGGGCTTCCGGCCCTCCGTGGGTAAGACGTACGCCTCTAGCCTCATGGCTATGATCAATAATGTCCTGTACAAGGACTGCGGTTTCCACGTCGTCCGGTGCGGTTACCTGAATCAGGCAATCCTCGAAGGCTACACGCCTAAGAAGACTACTGCACCGGCTTCGCCCGACCAGCTGGGAAAGGATTTGAACAAGATGTTCAGCCTCCGCCACAATGCGGCAGGCTACCTTCCCGTGTGTTTCCGGAAGTGGGAGAAGTTCCACAAAGGCTTCTACAAGCCTAATTGGTTCCTGCCTGTTCATTTGGGTGGTTACGGGGTCAATCCGCGATTTGCGGACCCGGACCACCAGAAGATTCTCAGGCGCTTCGGTCGTGATTTCATACTTCCGAAGATCTCCCGGTCACAGCTGGCACTCGCCCAGGCATTCGTTGAGGATGAGGCTTTGGGTGCGCTCTTCGAGAGAGCACAAGGATTGTGCATCCCTGTCCGCCTCATTATCCAGTTCCTTCCCCACTCTCGACTTGATTGGCCAACAGCTGAAGAGGCCTTAGTCGACGATGAGTGGACGGCGCGATTGGCATACGCATACCGAGCAAGCCTTTGCGGGACTCAGAATGATTCCCGTGAGGTTATCCTCGGTTTGGAGGGGACGGGCGAATACTTCTCCGCCCTGAACCACCTTCCTGGCCCGAAACAGTTGATTGGTCGGTTTGGGCACGTCCATTACTGGACCGTGTCCGACCTGGCTATGTTCTGGTCGGCCCAGCGCGTGCGTTACCCTGGTTGCGCCTGTCCCCCTCAGGAGACCTTGGGTGGGAACATCCTCGAACGGAACACCGAACCGTCACAGTTCTCAATCGGAAGAGGCTCGAGACACTTCGCCTCCGGTAGTCTGCTAGCATCCGGCCCGACTTGGGCCAAGGGGGTTCGCGGGGGGGGAGAACACTTCTCCCATGCCCAAAACTCATAGAGTGCTAACCAAAACGCCAAGAGACTGCACGGAGCAGCCTCCCGCGGATGGACAGTCCCTACTTTCTTTCGTAGGACACCCCCAAATGAAAGATGCCAAACTTCGCTACGCAGACCGGTCCTTCTTTGAAGGCCAATGGGAAAATGAAGAAGAAGACCAAGGCGCCTCGTGCGCCGAAAACTCGAGCTGTGCAACAGCTGCCTGCAGCTGTCGGAACCGTCAGCAAGTCTCGGGGGCCCTCCATGGGCTCCCGCAATTCGAACGTGATCATCACGAACGAAGAACTTCTTGGCGCGGTTCCAATGGTGGCCTCGGCACTACTGTCGGACGGAATCCAGTCCTTCCAGGCTCAGCCTGGCAGCACTCTGATGTTCCCGTGGTTGTCGGCTCTGGCCGGCAACTTTCAGTCCTACAGTTTTCGGAAGCTAGTCTTCCACTACAAACCGAGTTGTCCTACCAGCACTGCTGGGATTGTGGCACTCGCGTTCGATCCGGACCCCAGCAACTCCGCCCCCTCGACCCTGCAGAGCCTCTCGGCTATGCGGGAACGGGTTACGGGGTCAGCCTGGACCAGTCTTACGCTCGTTGTCCCTCCCAAAGCTCTGAGTGCTCTCTCCGGCCGTAAAATGATCCGGACGGACAGTCAGGCCATCCCCTTGAGCTCGCGTCCCCAGTTTGACTGTGGGACGTTTCATGCTTATGCGGGCTCTGGCTCTGTCCTTCCGCTCTGTGGTTTGCTTTACGTCAGCTATAGTGTTGAGCTGTTTGTTCCTCAGCCGCCCGAAGGCGGTTCGAGTTCGATCTGCTCCTTCACTAATGAGGCCGGCGCCGACTTCCACCACCCTTTCGGTACTGCACCGAGAGCTGTGGGAAATCTTGGCGTCATCGGCCAGATCACTGACGCGAACACCACTGTATTCTTCTTCCCTCGGCCGGGGAGGTATCTCTTGAGTTCCGCGATTGAGCTGCGCGGGACGTCAGGGAATGACACGTCCTACATATGGGACACGCCCTTCGGGCTATCTGTGATTTCCCTGGCGGTGGCCATCGATGGTACCTTTGCTGTGTTTCAGTCGCGACTGGTGCTTGAGGTCCTTTCTCAGGACGCGAGTATCCAGTTGCATTATGCTACGCCTGGTACCGGCCTCACAACCGCTGTGCTCACTGTCGTGTGGTCTTCTTCCCCGCTTCCCATTCCCTCGTGAGGGACGTGAGAACACCGTCACATTCGGTATGTCAGCAAGTCTGAACCCGGTGGCCACCCGGGTGACTGGCAGATGTCGCTCTGCTGGTCGCATGGAAGTTTCTGGTGCGTGATTCACTTCCACGGACTCTTTGAAGCTCAGAGTGCGGTACCCATGAGGTTGATGCGGGCCCGCCTCTCCGAACCTTTGTGCCTGTCCCAGACCACTGTATAAGGCTTGTGGCAAACTCGCCGAAACGTCCTTTGACGACGGTCGAAGTCGCGCAGTTTAAAGAACTTAGCAAGATGCTTCGTTCCTATCGCCTCTTTGGCAGACAGTGGATCAGGTCGCACATTGTCTCTCATTCGTGATCGAGACAAGCAGAGCCACCCTGGATACCTCCGGATGTGCGGAGGCCCCTTCAAAAGAAATCAAGTCCGAGACTCGTTGAGTTTATGACGACCTCTGAGTTTGTATGAAGGGTTAACAGGGTAGGGTTTGGAGAGCAAGCACACCTGGCTGAGCTGATTCCAGTCTAAGGGAGCAATGATCGTGCTCGAGACGGAAACGCAGAACCCAGATGGAGGAAGGACGAAAGGAGGATAAAACAATATTCTCTTCGAGTGAGGTCCCCTTGAAACGGGAATCTCTCCTTGATCGTCGCCTTCGGACGGGTGGCCAACCGGTATGGACCTGGCTGGTTCGACCGACTCCCCATGCCAAGAGAAGCGGATGACTTCAACGCTTCTACTTACATCAACGGCAGTAGCAGACCAGAAATGGTTTGTGAGAGGGGGGGGAGAGAGAAGTGTAGGTTTGGGCCCCTCAAAAGGTCTGGCTTACAGTCTGCGCACGGAT